CCATCATCTCATTCGATACGTCATCAGCAATTTTTATCCGAAATTTGTATGTTTTCTTGCTATTCTCAAAATATTCACTATATGGTTTCATAATTAACGTCCTGTGTAATATTTAGCTACTTTGGCTATTTTTCTTTATTTCACTGAGGACATCTGCTAACAATGTATTTCGATCAACCATTTTGACATCATCCGATTCACTATCATCAGCGCCACTAGTTTTTTTCATTAAATCAACTCTACGTTTCTTAATTTGTAAGTCAATGCGTCGTAATTTGTTTTCTACCTTTGCATTTTTTGCTGTAATAGCATGTCCTAATAGCTGACTTGCTGCTTGTAGAATAACTGCACTAAACCTAGGCTCAACTGCCATAGCAAGTTCTATAATTTCTTCAAATTTCTCTCTTCCTAAAGTTGATAATTCATCTAATTCAGCATCAGCATCTTCTAAATCTCTTACTAACGGCAAAGCATCATCAATCTTATCTAGAGCTGCACTTGCTGCTAATAAAACTTGAGTATTCTCTTTTGAAATATCGGGGGTTTGTGGTGTTGCTAGAGTATCAACAACATCTTCCATTGGTGGAAGATTAAATAGGTCTTCTAGTTTCTTTGTCATAGTATGTTATTTACGTTTTTTGAGCGAACCCTGATGAAAAATATCATTTTCTGTAACAACTTTAAACGTTAATCCCTGAGCTCTACACCAAGCCGTGGCAGCCTTAAATTTTTGTTCATTTATTACCGCAGCTAATCTGCTTCTAGCACTACGACCAGCACGTTCTAATGTTGTTTCTTTAAGTGGCTTAATTTCTATTACTTCAGCATGGTGTTTATTATTCTTATCTACATAGACTATTAAAAAATCTGGAATATAAGTAGTTCGTTTACCAGTTAGAGGATGAAGGTATGGAATATAGATTCCTTCACTTGCCCATTTAATTATGCCAGGATGGTTATCACATAGTTGCATAAAAACTAATTCCCAACTTGATCTATATTTAGGAGTTTTCTTGCCAATGTATTTTTCTGGATTCTGTGGCGTAAAGCTACCTTGAGAAAACTTAACTTTGGCCATTATGGAAGGATTGTTCTTGTGACATAGTTACTGGTCTTAATATTATTTTTAAATCCTAAAAAACTAGTATTTTTTCTCGATATATTTAATAATGATACAATGTATTTGTTAACGTCTGCTGTAGAGATTTTATTAAATTTCTCTACCATGTCTTTTATATTAATATTTCGTTCAATAGCAGTTTGAATTAATGCTGCGGCAGTTATTCTAGCAACATCTTTCTTGCCAGTTTGTTTTTCAAAATAAGCAATCAATACTTCATAGAAGGCAGGATCAATATAACCACGCTGAGTGAAATAGTTAGAAAAATATTCTTCAGTCTGTGACAGATTCTTTGGTGGTAAATTTGAATATTGCATTAGAAGTCACCTTCAGAAATTACATTTTCTCCATTACTATTAGCCAACGCCGATGTTCCAACAGATGTTATTCCAGATACTGTTGAACTAATTCGTTGAGTTAATGACCCTGCCTGTGGGGTTGGAAATGCAAATGGATTTCCTCCGTTAGCAATAGAACGAACTGTTCTTCCGATTGCTTCTGTTGCTTCAGATTCTGCTGCTTTCTTAATATCAAATCCTTTAAGATTTTTAGATGCTCTTAACGCTAAGAAGCCTGCTTCTAAAATATTACCTTGACTTAATGAAGTTCCTATTGCTGAAGCAGTATCAAGTATTCCGCCAGTACCAGAAATACTTGCTGTTCCACCACCTAATGGTGATAATGGACTAGGTTGATTGTCATACCTATCATTCAAGCCAGGAATTGATCCTTCAAAAATAGGTCCTTCGGAATAATTAACAGTTTCGTAGTTAAGTCTCATGGTGTGTTCCATCAAATTGGTTGTTTGAGACGCATCGTGTCGACCATGCTCAAAACTTTCAATTTTAGGATGTACTAATTCATACAAACTATAACGCTTCTTGCTCATACTATAGATATGAATTGATGTAAAGAAATCTTCGCTGTTCATAGATAGCGGACTGTAACCCCAAACTTCTGTTGGTCGAGTAGAATATTTGTTTTGATTATAATTATTGGAGCCGTAGGAACTATTTAAAGCATAGTCAGTATCTCTATAATAATGCTTCATATATGACTGCCACAAATCTCTAACTACATTGGCCGAATCATCATGCAAAGTTATCTGCACTGGTTCATAATTTATTTTTGTTTGAATATTATCTTTTCTATTATAAGCATTATATGTTTTAAAATCCATTTTAAACTTAGGTAAATCCGCTGATTTAGCTAATACTCCGGCTTCAATTTGTTTTAAAACGTTTGGCCCAAATATAATATTTGCTGCTGGATTGATATTGAAATATACATAAAATATAAATGATGGTTTTGGCAATAATTCATAGTTATTGTCAACATATATTTTACTCGCGTGCCTAAAGTCGCGAATAGTTTCACCAATACCTATTTCTCTTAAAAGATTATTGCTAGCCATACCTATTCCTCACTGTATATTTATGACTTTAAAAACCAGGTTTTTTACTGCGAGACTTTTGATATTGCTATATCAGAAATACAAGAACATGTATTTTTTTGACAAATTTGCGGAGTATCTAATCTATCTAATTCCCAATAACCGACTTGTAAATTACCTATCATTCCACCCTGACGACACTCACTCTTAAAGATTTGATTAAAGAATACTGAAACACTCTCTAATCCAGTATTACATTTCCAACCAAAAAACTTATTCTCATTGTTTGTTATTAGGTTATGAACATGTTCAGATTTATGATCTTTACCATTTCTAATTACTTTGATCGAGATTGATTTGTTTTCTTCTTTCATTAACATTTCTTTTTGCGGTGCAGAATATTCGTTGTTGAAATTCGTTGTTTCGGTAAATGAATCTGGTGATACGATAGGCTTAGCTAACACAGGCAAATCCATGCTTTTAAGTTGACGATACATCTGCATACATTTATCATATTCTTTAGGATCAATACAACAATTAATTGTTTTAAGTTTGTCTTTTAGTAATCTTGCTACAGCCATAAAATGCTGTAGGTCCACATATTCATAATGACAACTTAATATTACGTTATCAACACACGGCATTAATGATTCCCAATACTTAATAGAACGGACACCGTTTGATACTATTCCTACTGTTAAATTTGAACCTAAATTTTTGCCATGTTCAATTAAGTCTTTAAGATACGGGCAGGCTGTTGGTTCACCGCCACTAAAAATTAAAATCAAGTGTTTGTCCCTAGCAAGATAGTGATTATAAACATCAGTCAACAACCTTTTAGAATTTTCATATTCAGGCCATTTATATGATCCATTGTGCGCTATGTCGGGACAATAAGAACAGGCATATTGACAGACGTTTGTTATGTGCCACCAAAATTTAGCTACGTTTGGATTGTTTTGAATTTCTGTAAGCATCAAGCTATTTAAGCTAATAAAATTGAAATCAAAAAAATAGGGATCCGAAGATCCCTATAAAAGTGTAACCTTGCTTTTTTTATTATCCAGTTACAACTGTTCCTAATGCTCGTGTTACTGTTGCACCAATACCAGTACCTAATGGTGTTTGAATTGCGTTATCAAATTTAATAGTTAAGATAATTGTAACAGGATCATTTGTTGCATATGCTACAGACTGGTAATCAGCCGATGAAACTAAGCAACCATATAATTCCCAAGTTTCGAGAACTGTCGGAGTATTGACTCCATTACCACCATCTAGCATTTCTAATCGTGTAATAAATTTATAATCAATACCTGACGATGCACTAGACTGTTCCATGAAATCAAATTGCTTTTGCATTTGTTCACCAACTAGTCTTGTTACATTGCCCTGTGCATCATCACGGAAAGTAACTGTGGAATCGCCCCAGGTAGGCTTACCAATTAGCTTAACTCTGCTGTTATAAGCATCAATAAGAATGTCGTCATGTGTTACTGACGGACGCTTAAACTCTACAACCTGTTTTGTTAGTTCTGTTTTAGGGGTACTTACTCCAAATCCTTCGAACATTACTCGAAATCTATATTGGAGTTTTGGCATTAACAAACCTTGCGATGATGCGCTTTGGTCGTTTGCTAATGGTACCGTAAATCTTGTTAAGCTAGCTACTGACATTATCTGTCTCCCGTTTGTAATATTTATCTACATTGGGACAAATAGTGGTCTAGATTATAATAGCATATTATGATTATGAATGATTTGGGACATAAGGATCGTACATTGGTTGAACGCTAGTAATTTGCTCGGCTAAATCTACGGGGGATAAGGCATAATAGTATGTGGCATGAAACCGATCGAGAACGGTTACTTTATCCACAAAAATCGAATAATATTCATCCTGCATGTTGCGAAAACGGTCAATGATTAAAATGGTTTTTAAGTTCATATTTGATTTGATAGATATTCTTTGTTCCTGCATGTTAATTTATCATCCGGTTCAAATTGTAACATATCATCTAATATATCACGGACCGGAATCCACGGAGTAAATATCTGATCCAACGGTAGATATCCATAACTAATTTTTCTGAATTTTGCAATAATTTGAATTGTCTTATTCATCACATCATTTTAGTTATTGCACCAAACAAAGTATATAGGTAATAGGCAATAAATGCAAGTCCTACGACACCCACAATAATTATAATTGGCTTAATATATTTACGCATCGCATTCTCCTATTCAAAAATAAAGGGGCCACGCCCCTTTATTTCCATTATTTTAACTCAACTTAGTTAGACGATGAAATCTCGCCAGTATTCTTAATACGCAATGGAATGTAAATAAATTCGATTGCTTTTACTGGTTCAATAGCAATGTCTACATAAAGCTCGTTGCGATCGATCCTGTCAGGTGTGTTATTTGTATCATCACACACAACTAGGTAATCGTAAAGACCGCGCTTTGCTGTCAAGTCATTACATAGACTTTCTACAACTTGTTTTACTTCGTCTCGCGTAATCTTATCATTTGGTTCAAATAAGAACGGCTTAACAATCTGTTGTAGTCTTTCTCGCATGTAAACAATAAGTCTTGCAACGTTAATTCTATCCAATGCGCTAGCATTTGGATAACGTGTTTTCTGACCAAAGTTAACAAGTCCAACGCCTGGGAACAATGTAATTGGATTAATTCTGTTTTCATAAAGTGTATCACGTAATGATTCTGTTAAGCCAACATATTGTAATTCACCTGTTGCTACATCAATATATCCAACTCTTACTGAATTGTCAACTAGACCTCTTCGTGTTCCTGCTGCTGCGAACCATGGGAAAGCAACATCATCATTTCTTATCATAAGTCTTAATGACATGTGGCTTGGCGGAACAAGAATTTCTGAATTACCAGTTGTAAATGGGTTGTTAGTTACACCGCTTGGGTAAAACACACCAACATATTCACTTGCTGTTGTAATACTATCTTCGTCGTTGCCATTTGCCCAACTCAATAATGATGTACCATTTGCTGCTAATCTAAACGGAGTGTCTCCTAAGATGAACGCAGTATTTCTACGGTCGTTATTAAGTGCGGTCATATTAGCAACTAATTCTGGATATCCTGGGGCAACCATTAAATTAAACACATATTGTTCTTCTCTAATTGCATTGTTAGTATCAATTGCCGTAGCCATTGCACCTGTTACAATTGCGCGAACCGCCTTTCTTCCCATATATGGGGAACCATCATTCTTATTACCGCTTGCATTCGTCCAAGCATCTTTTACTGTTGGTAGAGTGTCATCGGGAAAATCAGTTGCATTGAAATAATCGTATTGGAATGTCTTTACATTATATCCGCTACGACGTGTATTCCATAGCAATGAACCCCTAGGATATAGTGCTGGATCTGGTGCGTCAATATCTAAATAATCGCTAGACAATAACGAAACAATTGTGGTGAGATCACCTGTAACAATATCTGAAGTGCCGCCAATGTCCCAACGTGCATCAGCAAACAAAATTCCATTTTCTGAAGTTTGATCAGCATTATCGATCAATACCCATTTTCCTGTACCAGAAACATTATCCCAACGATAAAGTCTTGGATAATTTTCTAAGTCGCTAGTGTCAATCCATAAATCACCAAATTCTAACGATGTTGTATCACTTTGCTCAGTAGGAGTGCTTGCTGAAACAATTGGTCCAACTGGATCACACAAGCTTAAATCATAACCTCGTGCATCATTTGTTTCATTCTGGTATCCAACCCAATTAGTTCCGTCGTGTATCATAATATCAACTTCACTAACTGTACTGTTATACCAATATGTTCCGTCTGCCGGATCAACCGTTGGTGTATCCAAACTAGCAGTATAGGTAGGTGATACAAAATGTGACAACCAAATATCACCATTAGTTTGTACTCGAACACCTGTAACACCATTCACAAATCCTGCTGTAGTAATTGGTGTACCGACTGTATTAATCAATCTGATTGCTCCACCATTAGTGAACTAATTTCACTGCGCCCGACGTTGCAACGCTAGCATCAATTTCTGGAATTCCTGCTGCTAATACATCTTGTACAAATATTGATGCTGTGGTACTACTTAATGTAACTGTAACTGGTGTGGACCAAACTGAAGATCCGATTTCACTAACTTCAATTGTAAATGCATCATTCGTAATAAATGTTGGTGAGGTAGCCGAACCTACAACTTCTAATGCTCCACTAGCATTCCAGTTATAAATTTTAGTTCTTATCGCTCCATCCTCTACTAAGTTATATTTGCCGTAGAATGAACCAACACTAATATTCTTTCCGCCGCCTGCTGGATCTAGGCTGTTAATAGCTGCTGGATCATCAGCATATAGAGGTGCTGCGCTGGTATTCCATGTCTGTGTAATTTCATTGTATACCTTAACTACAAAATTTGAACCAAAGTTAGGTGATGTGGTTTTGTGCCATACACTTCCAGTTGGTCGCGGAATAGAATCGGTACTTCTCCATGCTGGAACTGAAACGTGTGAGCTAAATTGTACGGTAGGAGCATAATAAGTTCCAGCAGTAAGTCCAAGTGCGGCAAATAATGATGTTCCGCCAACGGCACCTGGTGCAATAACTACTGCTCCAATAGCAGAACTACCATCTGTTCCGCATGTTTCATCAATATAAAATTCTAATCTACCTGTAGGATTTACAATAACAGTCAAACCAGTTAAACCTAATGCTGTAATATCAGCGGCTAATTGGAAGGACGTAGTTCCTGTACAAGTAACTAAATTATTATTAACCTCAATCTGCCAACCAACAGTTAATGTTGGTGTTGAATTTGTTGATTGAACTGCATAATGTGAGGTCTGCCAACCAGTTGTTCCAACAGTTGTCCATTGGTTAATAGAATTTTTATAATAGACTGGATTGTTAATAGACCCAGCGTTAACTGCATAACTGCCAACCGTACCATAGCTTGCAATAGGAAGTGTACCACTCATCAATGACTGATCAGTAATAACTAAAATATCAGTCTTAGCATTGAATATTTTATTTACGGCATCCCATTCAAAGATACCAAAACTTGTTTCTTCAAGGTCAAACCAAACTGTTCCGTCTGCTGGTGCGTCGGTTGGTCGAACTGCTGTACCAACTAGTTGAGCCATGTCAACGTCTGCACGGACAACATAACATCTGTTACTTACACCTAATGCACTATAAGCGGCCATTAATCCATACTCGTTAATTTCATAACCATGTAATGGAGTATTGTTGCTATCTTTGTAGAACAATGGTGAACCAAATGTAGTAACCAAATCTCGTTGGCTGCTCATTAAATATAATTTGTTGGCGTTAGCTTTTAACGTTCCTGCTGCTGTTGCGTCACCAGCTGCTGTTAGCTTATCTTGCGCGCTGGCAATAAATACCATCGGGATAGTAGCTACAGCCGTTGGTGCATAAATACTCTCGTCGATGACTTGTACATCAACTCCTGGGGATACTAGTGCGGCCATATTATTTCCTCATTTAATAAAATTCATAGTAATATTTAGTGGATTATATTAAAATTCGCTTGTTACACTACCCTTTGACAAAGGGTTTTGAACTAAATATGTATTATGCAGCCAAGACCAATTTGTAAAGCATGTAGATTAAAGCCTGCCGCAGTTAACTACATTAAAAATAGTGTTCGTCATTATAGATCTAGATGCGAATTATGTATTGCTGGCCATAAACCATTAAGTCAACCAGCAGTACCTAAATATTTTAAAAAACTACTTTGTGAACGATGCGGATTTAAGGCTGAGGAGCGTGCTCAATTGCATGTTTATTTTATTGATGGAAATAAAAAGAATACAAAGCAATTTAATTTAAAAACCGTTTGTTCTAATTGTCATATAAAAATGATTATAAGAGGAACAGATTGGAAACAAGGCGATTTGATTCCGGACCTATGAAATTCTTTGACAAATATCCGGAATTCTTAACTTCAAGTAGCGTGGGATCACATCCGAATCGGTTACAGAATCGTTGGGATATAATTTTTAATCAAAACAGGCATCTGTTTCAGAATAAATCTGTAGTGGTTTGTAGATAACTGGGATGGCTGTTTAGATTATCGATATGGTGATCGAAGAACATATTTACTTTCTAGATAATATTTTATTTCTTATTCCTGCGTAAGTTGCTAATGGTTCTTGTACAATTCGATCCTCCGGTGAAATAACTAAACATCGATCTGACGTCCACATTTCTTTAACCCCAGTTACTGAACCCAATGTTTCTGTTGTTACAAGTTTAAATCCATTGTGCCGAGGAGTTAATATTTTATCTATTAATATAATAAATGGTGTTTGTGTGGTATCTTTTATAAATTTATCAAATAATGGTAAATTACGGCTACCAAAGAGTTTATTCAAAAGTTTAGGATTAGTTTTCTTTAATTCATTAAGTTTTGAGTTTGCAAGACGTAATGCCTTAATAAAAATATCATATGTGTTAGCGGCACCATCTCCCGGTACTAATTTAAATCCTTGAAATATTTCTTTTAATTCATAATTTAGAATTGTTAGTGATTCTTTCTGATATTTTTTAAATGATTCCCAGATATCGTGCATTGGACAAACTCCAATTTTTGCATTATTTGGTGTGATTAAAATACCAGGAAGATTAGAACGAGAATGCTGTGATGCATAATCAGAAGATGTTGAACCGACCAAACTTCTACTTCTTTTTGGGAATTTCTGCCAGCTTGCTAATGTGCTTAATAACCAAGTATATTCATTTGTAGTATTTTGTGATTCGCGTTCTTTACCTGAAGCATCTACTGTTGTAAGAATAGGAAGAACATGGGTAAATCCTCTATAAAAAACTGGTTGCTTATATAATTTAAAATAATTGCTATACGCTGTACGTCCTAATTGAACGAATTCTTCAACCGTCAATTTTCTATCATAATCTTCTCTTTTAATCTCAAATAAACGCATCTAATATTTATTTAAACTACACTATTCCATCTACCTCTTTATACAAGTCTGCTACGCTTTTATTATTATCAATAACAAAATCCATATCACTACCTATCCAGGCTGATTCGCTAGGATGAATATTAAGCATTTCAAATTTGCCCCGTGCAGCCTGCCATTTAGAGCTTTTCGGATTGTTAGCATCTTTTGCTAAAGAATACCAAGGAGGATCATCTCCCCTTATAACACGCCCTACTATTCCACCTTGATCTCGTATTGCTTTTATTTCATTCGGAAAACGCACATCACTAATGACTGTATTTTTACTTGAATGCATAAGCTTATATTCTAAGCTAGCAATCCAAATATCATCGTGGAAATGTTGTCTACAAACTTCTGTGCCCCATTGCTGCAATACCCATCTAGGTGACAGCTTAGACATACCTAAACGTTGCGACCACCACTCATCAACACACTCGCGCCATGCTCGACCTTCTTCGGTGTTACCTTCTAGTAAACTTCGATCCCAACCAAATACCGCAGCAACCGCATCTTTTAATGTTCCTGCAAAGCTTAAACGTTTGAAGTCATATTTTTTTACTAGGTAGTCTGCTGCGGTGTCTTTACCAGATCCAATAAATCCAATTAATCCTATAATTTTTTTTGGCATAACATACTCCTACTAATAATTATAGTAGAATGTGAAGTTGAATGCAAATCTAATTCAATTATAGGCGTGCCGATTTTATCATATCTACTGTAACTGGATAGGAAGTTTTAATTTGAGTGGGTGGTACATGGCGTTGGCGGGTTAACCATTTGCCTGCTGCGCCTGCTTGTCCGAGTGGATCTGCATCGTCTGTGTTCCATGGATTTTCATCACCAATAAATTCAATAATTGAAATATTACCTGAGCCAAACGCCTTATTAAAATCCCAATCCATCTTAGCGGCCCAGCGAATGGCATCATTTTTATGTTCAAATGCGTATATACCCCCAGCACCGTAACGGTCACCATCTTTTACACCTTTAACCCAATTGCTTGGTTGCAATGGCAGAATCCCTTTTTGTTGGATCTTTGTAGCGTTTACTGTAGATGTAACGTGATACATTACGCCATCATCGGCCTCAAATAATTCAAATAATCTCATTTTTGTTTTTACCAACTAGAATTAAGACCTTACAACAACAATATTCATTTCTCTAGCTACTGCTACAAACCCCACTCGACCTAATTCTCTATTAAGTTTATTAGTATAAGTTCCAAAATATCTTCTATAAGCTTGCTTATCTGTGATGTCAATTTTCTTTTTAAATTCCCAATCGGAATAAGGAATTGTCAAATCAAACCAATACTGTTCTTGATTACCAATTGATCTATATTTTTCATACTGTGATTTTTTTGGCAGGATAGTTAATATTTTTCTAACTACTTCTTTATCATCTTCACTAGAATCGATCTCATTTAATTTCATTACTGTACTCCATACTTTTTTGCTAATAATTCATATGCATCAATTTTAGTATACTCAGCTTCAGTTTGTGTCATTCCATTGCGCCATGGTCGTCCATTTATTAAAACATTCCATTGATAACCATCGTCTCCGCCGATTTGTCTAGCCGTCACACTCATCACATTGCGCTTACCATATTTGTCATATAATGCTTGACGTCTTTTTTTGTAGTCTACTGCATATGCTTTAGATGCTTCTTTCTTACGTTTCGGTGCATTAACTTTATACTTGGCGCGTTTGGCTGCACCCTTTTCTTGTTCATCGACCACTGCGGTCAACATTTTCCAAACTGCTGCTGTTGCTTGTTCTTGAGAGATGCCTTGTTTGAATTTAAATATCATACCAGACGGTTTAAATCTGTCATAACCCAGCTTAACCCCCTGGTTAAGCGGATATCCGCTCAACGCAAGCATTTTCTCTACGCCTGCTGTTTTAGCAGCACCTCGGCCCGCAGAGGTATCGTAATTAGTAAAAGCCATAGCCATCCATTTCATTACGGCTGCCGGTATTCCTCGTGGTTCGGTCGTTTTAACTGTGACGTATGTGTTTGGAGATTCTTTAAAGTTACGTGGTAGTCCAGGAATAATTTTATATGGTCCTGGTAATTCTCCCTTTAACGTTTTAAATGTAACGTCGCTATCATCTTCTTTTATTATATCTTTAATTTTCATCTAATTATCCAATAATGAAGGATAGCGGTTCACCACCATCAACATATTTCTGAATATCTTCTTCTAGCTTATCCATTGTTGCCTGGGCTTCTGTTTTTAATGCTGCACCATTTAAGGTTGTTCCGCCCTGTGGACCTGCAATAGTAGCAAACTTTTCTCGGGCTTCACCTAATGCATATTTTGATAATGCGTAAGCATAGTCCTGTATCCATGGATAAACTAAATAATTTTGAAGTAATACAATCTCTGGTTTATAATTGTAAACCCATAGCAATACATTTTCACCATCGCCTGCATCACCATGTGGAATTTTACGAACAATAGTTAACTTTTTAGTAACAACATCAAACGTAAAATTGATATGACTACCAAACATACGCATTGCTAATTCTTGATATTGAGTAAACAATTCGTAGTTAACCAGACCACCCACTCGACCAGCAACTAACATGTAGGTGTTTAAAAAGCCTGCTGCAAATGGTTCGAATTGGCTGGCTGTTGTGCTAGTAGCACTACCGATACCGCGTCTGAATATTTGGCGGACACTAATAATTTCTTGAGGTAAGGTGTATTCTTGCGTCTCTTTTACTAATTCTAAAAACGCATGACTTTCTTCTGTAGCATTTTGTGAACGCTGTCTATACTTAATGATTGCTTGGTCGATAGCCATGTCATAATGTTCAGCGTCGAGTTCAACGTCAACCATTTGGTCGCCTAAACGTAACCTAATATAGTTTATAATTTTTGTTCGGAGTTCATCCTTTGTTTTATCTAATTCTTCAACACTTGCCATTTATTTTTCCACAATATTAATCGGTCTTCTTACTTGAAATATTAACACATCGTCAAATATTAATAAATCTCCACTAAGTGGGTAGCCGGCTTTAACTAGGGCTGAATAAAGTTTTCTAGCCATTGGTTCTTTAGTTTCTTTTGCACTAATATAAGATTTATGTCGGCTAGGACTTATTTTAATCTTCACTCCCTTCATTTTATAATCATCAACCCGTTGTGTTTTACTGTAGCGAGTATCTTTGTATAGCTTGCTCCGTCCAGGCGTCCAAGTTAAATCATTACCTAATATTCTTGTAATAATAGACCTAACTGGTTCTAGTTGTTGTGGAGCAGATTCACTTACCTTTGTTTTAGGCATCGAATTCTTATACGGTCCTTTAGATTCTTCACCAACCCGTTTAATCATCTTCTTTTTCTTTCCGCCCAACGGCGTTACAACTGCGGCAACTGAACCAGCTGATGTTCCACCACCAGTTGCATCTTCACCAATAATCTCTTTAATTTTCATGCTCCACTCCAATATTAGTTATTTAGCGCGGATCATGAGAATTTAAGACTAAACAGCATTGCGTCACTACGTCGTTTAAAGTGAAAAGTTATTACTTTTAAATCACGATTGTTGGCGTCCCAATTCGTCTCAAGTCGGTCATTGCCAGCGTTCTTATAACACCAGGTTATTTGCCTGTTAAATTCAAGAAGTGAATTCAATGCCACAGGCACCTTATAAATCTTTTTCTTTGATTTTTTAATTGGCATTATGAAAATTTCAGTGAAAATAGGATGGCATCTTGTTCATTCGCGAATTCATAGGCGAATTGCGCGATGCGCGGCACGTCCGCCCGCGGATCACGATGCCGCGGCACGCCGACGGCCCATCCATCCTCACCCACATTTTTAAAACACCAATGAATTTCTACGTCATGGTGCTTGCTATCGCGCCGAGGAATAACAACTTCGTATGGGTAACTCATTATACAAACCTCAGTGTAAACATAATTGCATCATCTTCATATTTAAATCTAAAAATAATACTTGTATCTAATTCTTTATTGCTTCCGAGATGCCAGGCACTGCCAATATTCGCATAACACCAACGAATTTGACTATCTAGAATGGGCGACGTATTGTATTTGAGTCGCACTATGTTTTTAAATAATTTCATGTCAACTAAACCTCAATGAGAACAAAACTGCGTCGCGCTCTACACTAAAGAGATACTTCACAGAGTCAATAACCGTAAAATGATTATGTCCATCATATTCTAGCTTATGATTTAGTTCATACCAATAATGGCCGCGACTCTTATGTTTAAGCAACCATCCAACTTGCTCATTCTGTCCCTCTATATCATAAAGGGCAACAGTTACCTTAATAGCGTCTGGGTTATCTCGCAGGTAATGAATGCATTTCATGTCAACTAAACCTCAGTGCAAATAGAACTGCGTCTTTCTCATTTACAAATTCATAAGTTAACCTCGGTAGTGAGCTGAAGTCTCCAATGCCCCAATTATGTTTGCCAGCCTGTTTATCACACCAACGAGCTCTC